CCCGAGCTTGACGGATTCGTATAACCCCGTATCGCCGGTAGTCCCTGTAATCGAGTCCGTGTCATTAGCCAGTGCGTTGGCTAACTCATAGGTAGCGTATTTAATGTCGTTTGGAATCGCGGAGCAAGCAAGCTCAACACGATCAACGTGATAATTGTTGCGAGGCCAGCTCAACGCTTGGTCTGCATCGCAACGATCACCATAAAAATTCAACGTGTCGATCCAGCGCGTTGCAGAGATCAGCGCTCGATTCTTCGCATCATCAGACTTGTTGTCCCACTGCGTGCTGCTTGGGACGGTTTCAAAATACGTGTTGGCTTCGGCCAACGTCACAAAGCTGTTGGCTGTCTCACTCTGGAGCGTGGCGTTGATCGTGGCAGCCATGGCAGCAAAAAGAGAAGGCCCCACCTAATGGTAGGGCCATTTGTCTCGTCAGGATCAGGACTTGAGTCCGTTGTCCAGAGGAGTGTTGACGAAGATCTCAACCATGGGGATGAGGTCGATGTCGTAGGTAGCAGCCCAGTTGCTGCCGGTACGCAGGTTTGCGTTGGTGGGGTTGTCAGAAGCGGAAGACCACTTGGTACCCATGACGTGATAGGCAGAGTGGTAATCCACAGACAGCACGTCCTGCTTGGACAGCACGTTGCGGTCAGCTTCAATCCGAAGATCCTGCTGCACACCCTCAAGGATGGTGCCGGACTTCATCATGTAGCAG